AGTTGAAGCTATCAATAATTTCTTAAAAAATCCACAAGGTGTACAATCTATTCCTACTGGCAGTGGAAAAACAATATTGATCGCCACACTATGTAATCTTTGTGAACCATATGGGCGTAGCATTATCATTGTTCCAAATAAAAGTTTGGTTGAGCAAACAGAAGAAGATTTTGTAAATTGTGGGTTGGATGTTGGTGTGTATTATGGTGATCGTAAACAGTTGAATAAAACTCATACGATTTGTACATGGCAAAGTTTAAATATCTTAGATAAAAAATCTAAAGATGATGAAGAATTATTGAGTTTAGCTGAATTTTTAGATGGGGTTAATGCTGTCATCTGTGACGAATGCCACGGCGTAAAAGCTGAAATTATCAGGAAATTATTGACCAATAACCTTTCCAAAGCACCGATTAGATGGGGATTGACGGGCACTATACCTAAACTTGAAATTGATTTTCAAAGTATCAGGGCCAGTCTGGGTGAAGTCATTAACCATATTACGGCAAAAGAATTGCAGGATCAGGGTGTATTAAGTAACTGCCATATTAATATTATTCAGACTGCCGAACATCGGGAATTTGGAAGTTATCGTGAAGAGCTTAAATTCTTAGTGTCTGATTCTGACCGCCTAGAATGGCTATCGTCCTATATTCGGGAAATTTCTAAAACTGGTAATACCATGGTTTTGATAGATCGTATTGAAACTGGAAAAGTATTGAAAGAATTTATTCCGGATAGTGTGTTTATATCTGGACAAGTAAAAACTAAAGATAGAAAAGAAGAATATCAAGAAGTTGCAGTCAGTGATGGCAATGTTTTAATTTGCACTTATGGTGTGGCTGCCGTTGGGATTAATGTTCCCAGATTGTTTAATATTGTATTATTGGAGCCTGGAAAAAGTTTCGTAAGGGTGATCCAAAGTATTGGTCGTGGAATGCGTAAGGCTGTAGACAAAAATCACATAAACGTGTATGATATAACAGCAACGACAAAATATGCTAAACGCCACTTGACTGAACGAAAAAGATTCTATCGTGAATCCCAGTATCCGTTTACGTTGAGTAAGGTGCAGTACCAATAATAAAAATATGAGGCACTAAAATTCAAATTTTAACTTTAGACAACTGTGTTTTTTCCTTAAACTCATTGCCAGATGAAATAGATGATGATCTGAGATTTGCGGTATTGGATAATTCGGATCATAAGAATCCAGACTATTTCTTTACCCCACTCATTTTTCTAGAAAGTTTTTCTGGACCTGCGGTGGTATTGAGTATTGGTCAGTTTGAGATAACAATGCCATTAGACTGGTGTACCATCGTGGGTGATCCAGGTGGACCAGAGATGGAAGTGTTGGCTTTGACTAGCTTAAATGATCGTGGATTCAAGGCATTTACGTTTAATCCATTAACTAGCTTTCGTCCAGAATTTTTGGAAATCGACATCATTGATGTGTACCAAGATGTTAAGTGGTATTTTCCTAAGATGAGACCTAATCAATTATTATGTACGCCATTACATGATGGGCCAGAGCCTGCTTGTGCCTATTTTGTTAAAGAAGTTTCAAAACAATCAGAGTTAGTCGATTATACCAAGGCTTGGTAATTTATGGCAGCGGCAAAAAAGCTGGATATATCACGGGTACTATCTTCGGTCAATGCCAAGAATCATGGATTTTACCGTGATCTATCTGAGCAAGAACAGAAAGAATTTAACCCTTATATACTCATGCGATATATTGGCAATCCCAATGGTGATGCTGATATACAGAGTTGGTTTATTGAATTACTGAATGAATGTGTCAACAAAGATTTTTGGGAATTGAGCAAGAATCACAAAGAATTATTATGGAAGTTATACGCTGCTGTTGGTGCAGGTATGTCAGTAAATTACACCTTTTTACCGATGCCAAAGCGAGAAACGGTAGACAAATTTGAACAGTTATTGGCAGACATGAATCCAGACATGAAAATGCAAGATGTTAAATTATTGGCCAAGGTTATGACTGAACAAGAAAAAGTACAGTTGTTTGATAATCTCGGATTTGACAAAAAACAACGCGCCGATTATGAGTAAAGTAAAGTTATTAAAACAACCCCATACTTGCGAATTCTGCAGTAAATCTTTTTTAAGTGAACGCACATTGGTAGTGCATTTGTGTGAAAAGAAACGCCGAGTTATGCAAGAATCTGAAAAGAGAGTGCAGATTGGTTATCGGGTGTTTAATAGGTTTTTTAAAATATCTCAGGGAAGTAGAAAAGAAAAATCTTACTTAGATTTTTGTGAAAGCTCATACTACAATGCTTTCGTTCGGTTTGGTAGTTTTATTAACAATATCAATCCGTTATACCCTGAGAAATTTATTGATTATGTAATCAAAAGTGGTGTAAAATTAGATCAATGGTGCACTGATCAATTGTACGAGAAGTATCTTTATGAGATGCTAAAAGAAGAACCGGTGGAAAGTGCGGTTCAGCGTAGTCTGCAAAATATGATGGAATGGGGTGATGAAAATTCAGCAGAATTCCACCATTACTTTTTGTATGCTACGACAGCTAGAGTCACCCATGATATTGTCAATGGTAGAATTACACCGTGGATATTATTGAATACAGTTAGTGGACAAGATATGTTGCGCAAAATGAGCACTGAACAATTAGAAATGATTGCGCCATCATTGGATATGAATTTTTGGGTAAGCAAATTTAAAGAGAAACCAGCGGATGTGGCATTAGTTAGAGAAATTGCCACTGAAGTAGGAATTAAATAAAGAAGAGAAAATTATGACTCAATTGGCTGGTTTTGTTGAAAAGGGATGGGGATCAGAGTTAATTTGGTGCACTACTGACAAGTATTGTGGGAAACTGTTGAACTTTAACACAGGTGCCAAATTTAGCATGCACTTTCATGCCGAGAAAGATGAGACTTGGTATGTACTTAGTGGGGTTTTTAAAGTTCGATACATCAATACGAATACCGCTGAAATCTTTGAAAAAGAGTTAACCATAGGTGATGTTTGGCATAATCCACCATTGATGCCACATCAAGTCATTTGTGAAATGGAAGGATCCCTGATTGAAGTCAGCACTCCAGATTCAGTGGAAGATAATTATCGTGTGATGCCTGGAGACAGTCAGAAAAAATGACCGCAAACATTTTATTAATTGGCGATAGTTGCCTTGACGAATATTATATAGGGTCATGTGACAGACTGAGCCCAGAAGCACCTGTGCCAGTGATGAAAATTGTAAATTATTATACTGCTATGGGGATGGCAGCCAATGTGCATAATAATTTACTGAGTTTGGGGTTGACGGTTACGTTTATTAGTAACACAGATATCATAAAGAAAACTCGCTATATCGATCAACGTTCCGGTCAGCATTTGCTTAGGGTTGATAAAGAAACGAAAATTCAGTCTTGGGATGGGATCATTAATAAACCATTTACTGATTTTGATGCAATCGTGATATCCGATTATAACAAGGGATTTGTCACTTATGAGCACGTTAAAAAATTACGGTATTCGTATACTGGTCCAATCTTTATCGATACCAAGAAACCAGATCTTGCACAATTTCATGGTTGCTATGTCAAAATCAATGAGCACGAATATCAGGCTAGACGCAGTGACAATGACAAGATGATTGTAACATTGGGCAGTCAAGGTGCGATGTATATTGAGGATAACCATGAACAGAAGTTCCCCGGCAACATAGCTGAAGTTACGGATGTGTGTGGGTGTGGGGATACTTTTTTAGCAGCGTTGGTTTATGAATATTTGATGACTGACTCTGTCCCGGATGCGATTGATTTTGCCAATAAAGCCGCCAGCATTACTGTGCAGCATCGTGGGAATTATTGTCCTACTCTAAAAGAGTTGGGCATTTGGGTTGACGATGATGATCAAGTAGAAGAAGGTGAAGATGGACATTGACATTGATTTTTTTGATAGAACAAAAATCCTAGATATTGTTAAGCATATTCCTGCTACGATTATTGATAAAACTGGAAAGATAAAACCACATAACTCTGGGGTATAT